AAGCTAGAAGGTATGAGAGCGGGTGAGCTTATTACTTTGACAGGCGGCACTGGACTCGGTAAGTCTTCTGTGACACGAGAGCTAGAGCATTGGCTTATCAATCACACTGACGACAACGTAGGTATCGTAGCTCTTGAAGAGAACTGGATGCGTACTGCTGAGGGTATCATGGCTGTTGAAGCTAACGCTAAGCTACACTTAGATAGTGTTAAGAATGACATAGGTGATGAGCAGCTCGAACGTTACTACCGTAAGGTATTCATGGGAGAGAATGAGGGACGTGTTTGGATTCATGCTCACCTCGGTGTCAATCACTTAGATGACATCTTCAGTAAGCTACGCTACTTGATCGTAGGTTTAGATTGTAAGTGGGTAGTTGTTGATCACCTTCACATGTTAGTACTTCAAGCCCTAGAGGGTGACGAACGTAAAGCTATTGACAGTATTATGCACCGACTCAGATCTCTCGTAGAAGAGACAGGTGTATGTATGATTCTTGTATCTCACCTTCGTAGAGTAGAGGGTAACAGAGGACACGAGAATGGTATCGAGACAGGCTTGTCACACCTTAGAGGTTCACAGTCTATAGCACAGCTAAGTGATTGTGTAATTGGACTGGAACGTAACCAGCAATCAGACGATGAGGTAGAGGCATCTACCACCAAAGTTCGAATCCTAAAGTCGAGATACACTGGTAACGTTGGTCTTGCTACGAGCTTGCAATACGATCAGCAAACTGGTAGACTTAACGAAGTCGATGACTATGACCCCGATGAATTCACAGGTGAGGAAGAGCTATGAGATTAGTATTTGATATAGAAGCTGACGGACTCGACCCCACTATGATACATTGTATCGTAGCTATTGACCCTGACACCAACGAAGTTTATAAGTATGACCCGTCACAACTTCAAGAGGGCTTAAATCTATTAGCCTCTGCTGATAAGTTGATTGGTCATAACATTATAGGCTACGACATCCCCGCTATTGAGAAGGTAACAGGTCGTGATTTGAGTCACATGCAGCTTGTAGACACCTTAGTTTTATCAAGATTGTTTAAGCCCACTCGTGAGGGTGGTCATGGTTTAGAGTCTTGGGGCTATCGCCTGAAGTTTAACAAGGGTGACTACGGTCAGAGTGAGGGAGCATGGGACAAGTACACACCAGAGATGTTAGAGTATTGTGTCAATGACGTTGAGCTTAACGTTAAAGTTTACAACGCTCTCAAGTTTGAGTCAAAGGGATTCACTGCCCAGTCAGTACGACTAGAGCATGAGGTCGCTAAGATTATAGACTTACAAAAGCGTAATGGTTTTCTACTCGACGTTGAGAAGGCTACGAAGTTAGTAGCTATGTTCGAAGAGAAGCTGGCTAACTTAGTTGTACAAGTCCAAGAAGTTTTCAAACCTAAGATAACTACTCAGGTACTGACACCCCAGTATACTAAAACAGGTGGCATTTCTAAGATGAGTAAGGATCAACACGGCAAAGGTGTTCGGCTAACCCCAGAAGAATATGGTACACTGGTGGCATCTCAGAAATCAATTACTCGTGAGACCCACATAGAGTTTAACTTGGGTTCTCGTAAGCAGATTGGTGAGTACCTGATTGAGTTTGGTTGGAAGCCTAAGAAGCATACACCTACAGGTCAACCTATTGTTGATGAGACTACACTAAGTAAGTTGACAAAAATACCACAAGCAGGGTTGATTGCTGAATACTTAATGCTTCAGAAGCGCTTAGCTCAGGTTAACAGTTGGCTAAAAGAAATGGCTGACGACTCAAGAGTACACGGCTACGTCAATCCTAACGGTGCTGTGACAGGACGTATGACACACTCACACCCTAACATGGCTCAGGTTCCTAGTTCTAACTCCCCTTATGGTGAGGAGTGTCGGGGCTGCTGGGTTGTACCACCTAAACATAAACTCGTAGGCATCGATGCTTCTGGATTAGAACTAAGAATGCTTGCACACTATATGGACGACGAGGAGTATACAAATGAAATCCTTAACGGAGACATTCACTCAGCCAATCAGCGACTTGCTGGTTTGGAATCAAGAAATCAGGCAAAGACTTTCATCTATGCCCTCTTGTACGGAGCAGGAGATGCAAAGCTTGGGACTGTGGTTGGACGAGGCAGAGACGCTGGCACGAAACTTAGAAGACAATTCTTTGATAATCTGCCATCATTTAAAGCTCTTACGACACGAGTTCAAAGCCAAGCTAAAGGCGGATTCCTCAAAGGCTTAGACGGTCGTAAGCTAACTGTTCGTTCCCCTCATGCCGCACTCAACACTCTATTCCAAGGAGCCGGTGCGATAGTAATGAAGCAAGCGATGGTTACTTTCAATCAAGCTATAGAGTCTCAAGTCTTACGAGCTAAGTTTGTAGGTAACATCCACGATGAGTGGCAGTTAGAGTGTCACGAAGATGATGCACATGCTGTAGGTAAAGCAGGTGTTGAGGCGATTAGACAGGCTACTCACCTCTTAAACTTAAACTGCCCTCTCGATGGTGAGTATCAAGTAGGGGATAACTGGTCGGAGACACACTGATGAAACAGGAAACGTTCGACATAATGTTAAACGAACATTCAGATCTTGGAGATGATGATGGTAAGACATGTAGCAAGTGTGAGAAATATCTGCCGCTTAGTAGTTTTAACTTTGCTTCTGGTGGCAACTACTTACGAGCTGAATGTAGGTCGTGTAACAACGAAATGCAAAAAGTCAGGAAGTTGTTACGTGCTGAACACGGTATGCCGACTGAGAATTATAGGTGTCCGATATGCGAAGGAACCGCTGACATGGTAAAGGGTACAGGTAATACTCGTAACGGATCATGGGTACTAGATCATTGTCACAACACACAGGAGTTTAGAGGTTGGCTGTGTCACAAATGTAACCGAGCACTTGGCGGATTCAACGACAATATACAGACTTTAATTAATGCTATTGAATATCTTAGAGGCGAGAAATAATGAGCAAGCTATCAAACGTAGTACCTGACATCTACAAACATCTTAACTCTTTATCTAACGGCACAGCCTTGCCGCTCACTGATGAAGATATAGATTTTACTACTGAGAGTATCCGTGAGGTGTTAAAGTCTTGGGCAACTCCAAGAGCTAAAGATTCCAAGTTCCATCTACGTATGTCTAATGTAGGTAAAGCTGCACGACAACTGTACTACGAGAGTAAGAAAGAAACAGGAGCACCTTCTAACATTGATGCACCAACGCAGATTAAGTTCTTGTACGGTCATCTACTAGAAGAGATTGTTCTTATGTTAGTACGTATGGCAGGACATAAGGTTACAGATGAGCAGAAAGAGATTGACGTAGAAGGTATCAAAGGTCACATGGATTGTAAGATTAACGGTGAGGTAGTTGATGTTAAGACTGCATCACGGTTTGCCTTCCAGAAGTTCCAGAGTGGGCGACTACCTAACGATGATCCCTTCGGCTACCTTGCACAGCTTTCAGGATACGAAGAAGCTGAGGGCACATATGAGGGTGGCTTCTTGGTTATGAACAAGGAGAGCGGTGAGTTATGTATGTACACTCCTGAACAAGAAGACAAGGTTGACATCGTTACTAAAATTAATTACCTCATCCCTGCATTAGAGCTTGACAATGAGCCAGAAAGATGTTATAGTCCTGTTCCAGATGGGGTAAAAGGAAACATGAAGCTTCCTAAAGATTGTAACTGGTGCGAGTTTAAGTTTAAGTGTCATGCCGATGCAAACGATGGTGAAGGTCTACGTACTTTCAAATACTCAAACGGCCTATCATATTTAACTAAGGTAGTCAACACACCAAAGGTGGATGAATTATTATGAACGGAAGAAAAGCAAAACAAATCAGGGCGCATGTTGATACATTGTCAGTCGCTTGGATTCAAGGGTTACTGAGTGAAGAGGAGGCAGCGAAAGTGAATAAAGATAACTATAAAGTTTCGCTCCCTAAGAAGCCTTATGTATATTTAAAACAAGCAGTCCGTTTAAATGCTTTCCATCCTCGATGGGTAGCTAAGAAGATTAAGAAGATTTTAAAGCGTGACCCATCAACAGACATTCAGTCAATAACAGTAGGTGATATAGATGAAACTAAATAAGAAAGATCTTAGCGCCGAGGACATGTTAATTGGTGTAGGTATGTGGCTACTTGAACGCCCTGATCGAACCACCTCTGACGTAGACGATGGTTACTTAGCTGACCTACTATTAAAGTTAGAGCATGTGTTAGCTGCTAAGAGGGGGTCTATCCATTAATAAATTTACTAAGATGAAACGTGGCTACCGAAAACCTAGAGTAGCCCGACCCAAGGAGAAGGATGTACCGAAAGGTTATGACTCTAACTGGGAATGTGAGTTACACCAAGGGATCTTAGATGACTGGTCGTTCCATACAGACACAGTATCTTATACAATAGATCATAAATATGAACCAGACTTTTTGAGGGAGATAGATGGAAAGAAAATATTACTGGAGGCCAAAGGTAGATTTTGGGACTTCGCAGAGTACACTAAATATATCTGGGTTGCCAAAGTATTGCCCTCAGACACAGAGTTGGTGTTTTTATTCGCTAACCCCAACGCCCCAATGCCAGCAGCAAAGCGAAGAAAAGATGGAACCAAAAGATCCCACGGAGAGTGGGCTACAGCAAACAACTTCCGATGGTTCAGTGAAGACACCATCCCAGACAACTGGATTAACCCGACTAAGAGAGAGACCTTTGATGACAAATAAATATTATAAGTTCGACTTTGACAGCTCAGAAGATGTACTTAAGCCTATAAATGCAAATGACTTTGATAGTATAGATGAGTTTATAGATGCTTTAAACTCCGCTGCGCATGGTGAGACTCAACGCTTTGATGATATGGAAAAGGAAAGGTTGAAGGAGCTTAGAGAGCCTGACTATTATAAACAGGAGGAATCCGTTGATAAGCATATAACAGGCGAGGCAGGGCAAGGGTCGGTCGATGCGTTCTTGGAAGAGTTTAGACTAGACGACCCAGTAAATAATCCTGAGCACTATACTATTGGCAGCATTGAGACTATTGATTACATTACAGATGTGTTAGGTGAGTATCACGCAGCTATCTTTTGCCACGGTAATGTGTTAAAGTATACAGGTACTAGGTTGTTCGGTAAGGGCAAGCCTATTCAAGACGCTAAGAAAGCTGTATGGTATCTCAACAAAATGATTGAGCTACTTGAATTCACTGAAGACACTAACTGGTAGGGCTTGTAATGGACGACAGTAGAAAAGATGAGAGACGTGATCGCTTTGACCGTAAGAAGAAATTCAATAAAGTGCAAACGTCTTCCAAGCTAAAAGCTGTGAGACGTAAAGAAAACAAAAACCTTAAAACACAAATAGAGAGAGAGTTATTAGAATGATGGATTCATATCAGCAGTACATTCACAAGTCACGATATGCACGATGGCGTGAAGATGACAATCGTCGTGAGACGTGGGCAGAAACAGTTCAACGCTATGTAGATTTTTGGTATGATCGTGGACAGATTGATCTTGCTACTTCTGATCGTATCTATGATGCTATCTATAATTTAGATGTTATGCCTTCTATGCGTTGCTTAATGACAGCAGGTGAAGCCCTTGATCGTGACAACATGGCAGGCTTTAACTGTTCTTATGTTGCAGTAGATCATCCAAGAGTGTTCGATGAGATCTTATATGTACTGATGTGTGGTACAGGTGTAGGCTTCTCAGTTGAACGTCAGTCAGTAAATAAATTGCCAGAAGTGGCGGAGGAATTCAATGAAACAGATACTACAATCCATGTTAGCGACAGTAAAATCGGTTGGGCTAAAGCTTTCCGTGAGCTGGTTAGTCTTTTGTATACGGGTCAAGTACCTAGTTGGGATATTTCAAAGCTACGTGCGAAGGGTGAGAGACTCAAAACATTTGGTGGGCGTTCTAGTGGGCCTGATCCTCTTGTTGCTCTGTTTCATTTTACTATTAATACGTTCCGCAAAGCTGCCGGTCGTAAGCTAACGAGTATTGAATGCCATGATATTGTGTGTAAGATTGCTGAGATTGTTGTCGTTGGTGGCGTTCGTCGCTCTGCTCTTATTAGTTTGTCTAACTTATCTGATGACCGTATGCGTCATGCTAAGTCTGGTCAATGGTGGGAGACTGATACGCAACGTGCTCTCGCTAACAACAGTGCGGTCTATGATGAGCGTCCTGACTTCGAAACTTTCTTAGAAGAGTGGACAGCTCTTTATAAATCTAAAGCAGGTGAGCGTGGTATCTTCTCTCGGAAGGCTGCAAAGAAACAGTCAGCCCGTCACGGACGTAGAGATATTGAGCACGACTTCGGCACCAACCCTTGTAGTGAGATCATCCTACGCTCTGCACAGGTTTGTAATTTGTCAGAAATAGTGGTTCGTAGTACCGATACGTTCGAGAATTTACTACGCAAGGCTGAGATTGCTACTATCTTAGGTACGCTACAGTCTTCGTTGACCGACTTCCGCTACGTTCGTAACATCTGGAAGAAGAATACACAAGAAGAATGTTTACTTGGTGTAAGTATGACAGGTATTATGGATCATGCTGTCTTATCAGGCAGACAGAAGACTGGTGCATGGTTTGAACAGTCAGGGTACGATGAGCTACCTGAGATCTTAGAAGCCTTGAAAGCTAAGACAGTTGCGGTTAACGAAGTATGGTCAACACGTTTAGGTATCAACCAGTCTACGGCTATTACCGCCGTGAAACCTTCAGGTACTGTCTCTCAGTTAGTCGATAGTGCGTCAGGTATCCATGCTCGTTTCTCTCCGCAGTACATTCGGACAGTACGTAGTGACGGCAAAGATCCTATCTCAGAGTTCCTCAAAGACGCTGGAGTCCCTTGGGAAAAAGATGTAATGAATGATGATAACTATGTGTTCTCATTCCCTATCAAAGCTCCTACTGGATCTACAAGCGTTGATGACCTTAACGTACAGCAGCAGTTAGACTTATGGGAGATCTACCAGAACCATTACTGTGAGCATAAGCCCAGTGTAACCATCTACTACTCGGACGAAGAGTTCTTAGCAGCAGGTCAATGGTTATGGGATCGGTTAGATAGTTGTTCAGGTATTAGTTTCTTACCACGTACAGACCATGTGTATCAGCAAGCACCGTATACAGCTATCACGCCTGAAGCGTACAAAGAAGCCTTGGCTCTAATGCCTAAGACTATTAACTGGGATGACCTTGGTAAGTTTGAAACTGAGGATACTACTACAGGAACGCAAGAGCTTGCTTGTGTAGCGGGGCAGTGTGAGATATGAATAAGTCAAAAACTAAAATGTTTTTTCTTGGGTTACTTCACCTTATTATCTCGCCAGTCTACATACCTGCGATGATACTGTGGGAAGAAAGAGATGAAATTAAAGATTATTATTCTCAGTGCTTTCGAGCAATAACATTTAAGGAAATGTAATGTGGGTATTTAGATTAAGCACCTCAGCTAATGATGCAGCGTTCGATACTCTTGGAAGCGCACAGCGTTATATGTCGGTTTTTGTACCAGAAACAATGGAAGAGAGCCGAGAAGCAAAACAAGTTTTAAAATCAATTAAAAACCTAC